GGTTAACCGCTCAAATAAAACTATTGTTAGAACAGCAGTTCAGCATTCAAGCCAGCAAGCCAGAAATGAAACTATGAATAAAAATAGTGATTTAGTAAAAGGTTATGAATGGGTATCAACTTTAGATTCTCGCACCTCTGCACAATGCAGCGCTTTAGACGGTAGACGATTTAAAATGGGAGAAGGGCCGCAGCCTCCGATACATCCAAATTGCCGCAGTACCACAACACCCGTATTCAGCGAGGCTTTCGACTTCCTAGATAAAGGCGCAACAAGGGCAAGTAAGGGCGCAACTGGCGGTAAGCAAGTAGATGCAAAGGAAACGTACTATTCGTGGCTGAAAAAGCAACCGAAAGCGTTTCAGGCTGATGCAATCGGAGCAACTAAAGCTAAATTATTACGTGATGGCGGGTTAACTGCTGACCAGTTCGCTAAAATATTATTACGTGATGGCGGGTTAACTGCTGACCAGTTCGCTAAAATGTCATTGAATAGAAACTTTGAAGCGCTAACCCTTGCAGAAATGAAGAAGAAGCGCCCAGATGTGTTTGAATTAGCTAATGTTGATTAAATTAGTTTAAGAGGATTACCAAGATAATACGGATGTATAGCACCCTTATCATTTGGTATGAAATCAAAATAACTCATTAAGTTAAGCTCTGCAAAATCACCTTTAGTGATCGGTATATCTACAGGGCAAAAGCTAGTTGAATTAATTACCGCTTGTTTGTATTCAGCCTTAAGCCTATCTACTGCGCTCATAAATCTCTCCTTAAATCAAACCAATGCACCCTACAATCATCAAGGGTGCTATCAACGTGCAGAATATAATCAATAGCATCTTTTGTGTTTCAGTCATTATTCAACCCTCGATTATCTTGTCGAATTCACGCTCTATATGGTCGATTAGCGCAGGGTCGCCAACAATCGTCTTTTCTGGCAGCATCGGGTCATTGAATACCTTTGTTTCCCCTGCAAAAACTAGGTTTCGCAACCTCACGCTAGCGCTTTCATGTAATTTCTCGAATATATCAGGCGATACAAAAATAATGCCTTTTAAGTCAGTCATCACTCACCTCTCATTAGCAAATAAACAATAGCAGCCGCTCTTAGTCCGTTAGCGTGACCACTGCTTCTAGCGCCAAAATAAAAGCCAGTATCGACAATGCTCATGCTATTAGCGCTATCAACATCAATATAAGATGGATTATTTAACGCAGCGTAACCGTCTTTAAGGCTAACTAAGCTTATCCCAGCCTCAAACACTAAAGGCATCATGTCGGATGGGTTGTTGATGGCGAAGTTTCTGCGCGTGCCACCTAATGAGGCATGTATTTTATCGCTCAACTGAAAATCACTCATTGCTTCTAATTGCTCTTTATTCATTGTTTATTCTCCAGTGTCCTGCATATGTGAGATGCGCATATAACCATTATAATTTCTGTTGTGATGTCACCGCTTCCGTATTCAGCAAGCCTGCACACCAGTTGAACAACAACCCCCATTCCAGCCATTATTAGTAGTGCAATTGAGCTTTTCATTTGCACTACTCCTTATAAAAGTAAAAAATCAAAGTTCAAATCAAAGGCGACCTGCACAATAAAAATTAGTGTGCCGATAACACACCCACTCCTTATAAAAGTAAAAAATCAAAGTTCAAATCAAAGGCGACCTGCACAATAAAAATTAGTGTGCCGATAACACACCCAACGATAACGCCTGTTTTAGCTTCTTTTTTCATTGCTTATTCTCCGCTCGTCTATTCCAGTAAGTGTAATCAAAGTCGCCTATGTCATCACGATAAACCGTCATCGATGGATTGGGGCATAGCATAGACACCTTTAAGCACCCAACAATTTGAAATGAAGTGACGCCACTGCTTTCGTGTTTAACTCCTGCCTCTCCACCGCAAAACGGACAAGGCTTTAGTGGGTTATTACTCATTATCAATCTCTGTTACATCAAATGGGGCTATCTTCTTAACTGCCATAATCATTCCTCTTGGTTAGTTTTATAAACAATAGCACAGTTAAATATTTAAGCAATATTAAAAGCATATTAACCAATTCACGCTTTTTGCGTTTATTTGTTTTTCTATTGATAAGTGTTAAAATGTAAACTAATCACGGCGGGGCTGTGACAATACACCCTTGGAGGGTACAGATGGACATTACACCAGAGATTCAAGCATTACTTGACGCACAAGAAGCAAAGCTTACAGCAACGTTTGAGGAAAGTATTACAGGCTTAAAGAAAAACAACTCTGATTTGCTTGACGAAAAGAAAGATGCGCAACGTATTAAAGATGAAGCAGTTGCGCGAGCTGGTGAAGAGGCATTATCAGCAGCTAAAGCAAAAGGTGACATTGAAAGCGTCACGGCTTCATACGATGAAAAAGTGCTAGGTTTACAGGCTGAAATTAACAGCATGAAAGAAACCAACTTGACAGCGACAAAGAGTCAGTTAGCTAGTGACTTTATGTCTAACATCGGCGCTACAGGTTCACAACTTGGTCAAGATGCCATGAAAAGTGAATACCTAAAGCGTATCGATATTCGAGAAGGTAAAACAGTTGTATTAGACCCTCAAGGGAATTTAACAGCTTTATCACTCGATGATTTAAACACGGAATTTTCTGCTAACTCACGTTATGCGGAAAACATTAAAGGAACTCAAGCTACTGGCGGCGGGGCTAACGGAAGCAAGATTACTGGCGGGGCTGGTGAATCACGAAGCAAGACAAGTGAACGAACAAACTCATACCTAAACTTAATGAAATAAGGAAAGAAAGCAATGGCTACTACTCAAATTGCAGATATTTACAACCCCGTAGCGTTTGCAGCTGGCACTCAAGAAGCGCAAGTTGAACTAAACGCATTTATTCAATCAGGTGTAATTACTGGCGACCCTCGCGTTGGCGTATTTGCACAATCAGGCGGAACAAAGAATGAAATCGCATTCTTAAAGCCACTTGGTACACCAGAGCCAAACTACTCTAGTGATGTAACAGGCGACAAATCAACAGCTAATAAAATTGTTGGTGCAAAAATGGATGTGCGTACAGCATTCCAAAATCAGTCTTGGTCTGTTATGGACTTAGCTCAAGAACTTGCACTTGTCAAGCCGATTGCTGGCATTACAGGTCGTCAAGGCGCTTACTGGGCGACAACCAATGAGCGTCGTATTATCGCTACATGTGAAGGTATTCTTGCTGATAACGTGGCAAACGATGCGGGTGATATGGTTAATGATATCTCTATCACTACAGGTACGATTGATGATACAAACCGAGTTGGTGCAGATGCAATCATTGATACTGTACAAACGCTAGGCGACCACGGTTCAAACATCCGTGTTATTGCTATGCACTCGCAACAGTACAGTCAGTTACAAAAGAAAAACTTGATTGACTTCATTCCTGACGCTCGCGGTGAAGTTGATATTCCAACTTACCAAGGTAAGCGCGTTGTTGTTGATGATTCGTTGGTGCCTGATACCACTACTCCTTCATACCCTGTTTACACTATGATTCTGTTTACAGAGGGCGCGTTAGTTGGTGGTGAAGGTATGCCAGAAAATGCTTCTGAGTTATGGCGTGACCCTACTGCTGGTAACGGTGGCGGTGAGCAGTTGTTATTCAGTCGTCGCACTGACATTCAACACCCACTTGGCTTTAGTTGTGTTGGTACTCCTGCTGGCGTATCGCTTACACTTGCAGAGCTTCGTTTAGCTACAACATGGGATCGAGTTTGGGAGCGTAAAAATACAGGTATCGCATTCCTGAAAGTTAACGCTTAACCCTTCCTAAATCTACGCCCTCTTTATGGGGGCGCTATCGGAGCACTTCCAATGGCTACCAAAAAAACAAAGTTAGACCCAAAGAAAGAAGCATCTAAACGACTCGCTCAAATCAAAACAGAAATCACAGCACTAGAGGCTGAAAAGCTAGAGCTTAACAAAGTGCTATTAGTGGCAGAGATTGCTATTCCACTGCACCAGTTAAATGTGATTGCTCGCGTTGGCGCTGAGAAGGCAAAAGAATTAATTGGCGATAAGTGGGTGGGCTAATGGCACTATTACCGCGCAAAAAGTGGACTAATCGCCTTGCTTGGGCGGTATGGAAGCAGCGCCAAAACAACAAGCTAAGAGCGGGTGGTGGTAATAACGTCTACGATAACATCATATTCTTTGGCTCGTCCACTACTGAGCGAGCATTCTCAGACGCAAACGGCTTGGCTAACATATCAACGCTACTGGCGGACTATGGACTAACCCCTGATGTTTATG